AACAAAATCCTAGCTTTACAAAGAAAGCATTAGGATTCGGGATGAGTTTTGATAGCGAGTTATTATATAAATATAATAATAACTTGGATTTTAATGTAAATATTGGAATAAAAAAATTAACTATGCTTCAAGGTAAAAATAAAGAATTCTTAGTCAATGGAGAAAGTTTTTCACGTGACGTAAAGACGTTATCATTTTTGTCTTCGTCAATAAGTTGTGGAATAAAGTATAATTTGTGAAGACTCGAGTCAAAATTTAATCCAATAATTAAGATAGCTAAATCTCCGTGATTATTATAGGATATAGCTCTTCTACTTGTTTTTTCTTGAGTATATACATAGGAGTTTTCATGCCTTTGACATCCTCAAATGTAATATCGCCGTTTGCCCAATACACTTGAAAGTCGCAAACATATTTTATGCCGGCAGAGAGATGAAAAGGAGCCTGCATTTGAAAAAACAAGACTTCGCCTGCTTGACGTAATATCTTTAGCTCTAAATAGCGTTTCTGCTCTTTTTTAGAGGCAAACTTAAAGCCGTCACTCTCTGATCTAACTGCTTTGAATTTGTGCTTTAGCATTATTTGGCATTGATTTTGGTAAAGTTATTTTGACTATTCTTGTTTTGTTCTTTGTTTTTCTTGTTCAAGCTTTGATGCTTCCCTCATTAAGGTTACCGGTGTATATCCAGTTATTGCCCTCATTCTATTATTAAAACCTAGAGCTGCTTTTTGTCCGCCTGTTTCAGCAAATTTGATAGCAAGATCTAACGTTTTTTTATCCGTGAGCAAATGCGCTATAGCCGGTGCACCTATAATATATGTCATTGCTGTAGGCAACCCAGCTCCGGCAGCATAACTACCGACTCCTGCAAATAAACCGAGTACATTCAACGTTGCCTGAGTTGCGGCAGTACCGGACGGATTAGGTAAGTTTTTATTTTTTACCGCCATTGCCCTAGCTACAGTTCCTAATTTTTCTAAACGCTCAAAAATTTCCGGTTGGGTTATTTTTTTAAGTCTGTTTTTAGTTTGATCGTCATGTAATATTTTTGATAAGCTGTTATAAGATAATTCCCCGGTCGCTGTATTTTCAACGGTAGTGAACATATTCTGCAACTCCTCTCTTGTGGCTTTTTTAGAAAATAAATTATCCGCTTGTTTAAAATAATTATACCACTCAGGGTTTTTCTTACCGTACTGGGAAAGGTCATTACCAATAGCATTATGTAGCTCTTTTACGTAGCTAGCTGCTTTCTTTTCTTTCAACCAATTAACGTTATTGTCTTTCCAGTCTATTACCTTGTTTAGAGAATCTTGGCTTGCTACTAAGTTCTTAACCGGGGCAGGTATTCTTTTTATACCGTAAGGAGTAAAGATTTCTTCATAATCTTTTATAATGCTTAATACCTTCTTTTCACCTGGAGATAAAGAGGCAGACTCGGCTAATTTATTTCTGATTTCTTCTGTAACGGTCGTTGTTTTTTGTGGAATCACTTGCGCTTCTTGAGGCAGAACTTCTTTTGCATTGTCGTATAGTCGCTTAATTCTATCATCAATTCCAACTAATTCTTTTGAGTTAATGACACTATCGTAAGCACTATCAAGTTCTTTCGTTACTTTATTCGCCATATTTAGATATCGTTTCTGCATTATATTCCCGGATATTGGGGCTTTACCCAAAAACTGATCTACTAAAGCGATAATCTTTCCTTCACTTGCTGCCGCTTTTGGCAGGGCTATATCTAGATCTCTTGCGGCTTTTGCAGCTTCTATATTTAATTGCTTTTTACCAAGTCCCGCAAGAGTTAAAGCTCCTTTTGCCAAAAAGTTACCCCCTCCCGTAGCTATATTAGGTAAAGAATTAACTGCTACATTTGCCGCTAATCCGCCGCCAATAGTTTCCCCGCTTGATGCGCCCTTACTATTTAGATAAGACATAGTACCGCCTGCCGTAGCTGCTCCGCCTATTTGCCAAGGATTAGTATTTCCAATAAAATTACCGGCTTTAGCTAAAGATTTTTTCCCGGCTTCTTTAGCTAAAGTAGATAATGCACCGCTGGTCGCAAAAGAAGCCCCAGTTTTTATAGCATCATGGATATGTTCTTGATCTTTAGGAGGTTTAGTATAATCATCAGTGATATAATCTATTCCTTTACCGATAGCTTCTGTTGCCGATGGAATTAAAGGAAGTTGATAAGGGTCTTTAGGTGGGGTCATTTCTTCAATAGATTTAGCTTTAAATAGAGGTAACCCACCTTTTGAAATAGCATAATTAACTCCTATTGCCGGTAAATTATAAGCTAACGCAGCAGTATCGGGAATTGCTCCTAGTACGCCGGATGCAGCAGATCTGTGGGCAGAGGCTATAGACTTAACTGCATCTTTCCCGGCCGATACTACACGGTCACCCAAGCTAGGATTTTTTTGTTGAGAGTGTGATACATTTTGCGTATCTAGCTTATCCCAGAAGCCTCCAGTATTAGCGTTAGGTTGCTTTGCATTTTGTGCATCTAGTTTCTGCCAAAAATTACTTTTACTCATTCAACTACTCTAGCCCCTGCATCTTCCCACTCCTTCACCTGAGCTTTTGGAACTTCTCTAGTGCTACCGTCAGGCGCAACCATAGTAACGGTTTTACTCCGTGTTTTGTTATAGCTCTGTACTTCCTGATCAATATTACTATGTATATTTTCACTGTATAGATTTGCGTGATTTTCTTTGTCATAGTGAGCAATTTTTTGTTTATCACGCACTATCTCTTTAATGATTCTAGGTTTTTCCTCGAGTAAAAACTTATCTATCGCTTCTGGATTTTGTTTTAAACTAATAAATTTATTTAAAACTCTTTCACCCTCCTTTTCTCCTAACTGCGCCCCCAATATGGGTTTAAGCATTTTTTCAAATTCTATACTTTTTAAATTAGCGTAATCAATATCTGCACTAAGACCAAGGTTCGTGGCGAGTGCTCTTTTGGCTTGCGTATAATAATCGCTACCGACAATACCTGGATTGTTTGTTCTTATATCTTCTATTACTTCATATACACCGAGTACATTTTCATTAGCATTCAATCTAGGTAGCATTTCTTTTTCTATAGCCGCATAATTTTTTAACGCCCTATCTTTTTTTATTTCTAGGTCTAATTTTTGAGCATTCTCATCTACCGGATTAGTCATCTCGTGCTTAGTCTTATCAGCTTGAGCATTATAAACCCCTGTATGAGCCTCGGTTAGTTGATTGCCTAGTCTCATTTTTTCCATTTCCATTTGACGGATTTTTTGAGAATCCTCATAATTTTGTTTTGCGCCGGGCGATAAACCAGCTTCAATAGCAGGTGCATCCTGTCCCCATACTTCCATTGGATTAATTCCCGCTTGATACATTGAACTAATAATGTTTCTACCTTCTACCGCGCCGGTTTCTAAATTGTGGTAATAAATAGTACCGTTATGATAATGATCGTAATCACCCATACTCGGATCGCCTAAGGATTGTTTAAAACGCATGTATATACCCTTTCCAAGTTCATTGGTTGCAGGTATATCGTTTGCTAGCGATGCTTTAGATAACTGAGCTATCGGTGCGGCTGTTGCTTGAAAAAACTGCGTAAGTTGTAATTTAGATTCCGCTGCTTTTTGCGTCTGCGCCTCGATCTCTGCTGCTTTTGCTGTAATCTGTCCAGCTTGTTGAAGCATTGGAGATAATTGTTGCTGTCTGTCTTGGGCAGCACCACCTTTCAAACCAGCACCTACACCAGCAAGTAAGGCATTTGTCGACCTTTGAGACGCTCCGTGAGCTGGTTGACTTCCAGCTTTGCTATAAGCGTCTCCCACATTATCTGCCCATGTTGGTTGGTTTACTAGATTTGTATATTGGTCTAAATAATCTTTATACCCTGATTTCATATGATTTATATCCTTTATTGGTCAAATAGATTTAAAGAATTTTGATTAAGCCATGGTAAACCTCGTACAGGTTGAGTCCCTGAGCCACCAAAGATCCTAGAGCCTAATGATTGACCTGCAATGCCAGCCATCGACCCCGCAAAAGTATTAAACAGTTCACCCCCTGGGTTACTTGTTAGACCGTATCTTGCATATTGCGCTCTGTTTGCGTCACCAATAGCGTTGTTGTCAACATTACGAGCTTGTATTGAGTGTGTATTTCCTTGATTAAATAAATTTGTTCCAGCTTCTAGCATTCCCATACGTCTACCTTCTATTTGTCGGTTTCTGTCTAATACTAGCTGCTCTTGCGAAACCGCACGTTGTTGCTCTAGAGCTTGAGTAGCAAGATCAGCACGCATATCTTGTTCCCTTAATTGCAGTTGATTAGACGTTTCAACGCCGAATCTATTAAGCTCAGTATTAGCTTGCTGATTTAATTGATTGCCTCTCTGATGTAAATTTGCTATTGCTTGCTGTTTTAAATCTTGAGCAAGTTGGGCTTGTTTTAGTTCAAATTCAGCATAAGCATTAGCCTTCTCTCTAGCTAATGCGATTTGCGTACCGATGGCAGTAGAGCTATTAGCTAGTCCCATTTTAGTTAATCTTTGATCTATTGCTTGTTGCTTAAAATCAAAACCCCTATCTAACGCGCCACTAACGGCAGTACGATAACTGTTAATTAAATCTTGGTTTTGTTCAATTAAATAAGGACTGGTACTTTCCATTTGTTCAATAGCTCCGCCGAGCCTTGTCATAGCTTGGCTAAGAGCAATTACTTCAACGGCACGCTCATCAATATTACGACCTCTAATTTGCCTAACCGCAGGTAGATTGACATTCGGTGAATCCTCTAAACTTACTCTTCCTCTCGTGTTTCTAAAGCCAAGATTCACACTGCCATCTGTACCTCTAATAATTTCTAGCTGATCACCAGTTAGTTCGTCCATTACACTTGCGAAATTAATCGGCGGTATACGATTTGCTATTTGCTGAGATTGCGGAAGGCTATTAATTACCGGAGGCGGGTCATCTCTCATACTAGACATTATACCCCCACCTATAATACCAGCACCTATTCCAGCTACTGCTTGCGCCGCTAGCGGTAAAGCTGCAAATGCACCCATATTTCCTCCTTAAATCATTAAATAATAATATGTATTCGGTTGCCTCTTATAATACTCCAAAAACCCAGCAAAAACAAGTAATCTAGGGCTTACATTGGTTAAAGCCGTGCTATAAAGTACTGATAATCCGTATTTTTTAGCCGTGTCTTTAAGCGAACTCATTAAAACTTTTCTTAACCCCCTACTTACCCATCTACAACGCCATTTTGGTACTATCTCTATATGTACTTGACCGCCTTTTTCATCCTTGGGATGTTTGTATACAGTTAGGTAACCAACTAATTCTTCGCCCTTGATAATGTTTAAATTAAATATGTATTCCGTAGATGTGTTTAATTCGGTTTCAATAACTTTCATCATGGAGCAGTATTAAGTTGGCTATCTCTGCATTTTTTAGCTAAAAAAGCCTTATGTACAACATCCTCAAAATTAGCGCATGTTAAAGCACTGAATGAACTAGTGTCTCCCCGACTTAACTCTGCTCGAGTTAATTTAAAATCAGGAGCAAGAATATCAGAATTAAACATAGAGTTCGTTGATTGGAGCGGTGAATAGGGGAGTAAATATTTATCGGTTATTGTCTCAGGAGCAACTTTATTGATAGTGAGACATCTATATTTATTAAACATCGTTCTAATAATACTTTGATCTGCAAATTTTTGAGGGGTTAAAGTGCCGTTTACTATATGCTCTCTAAGGATTTGTCCACGTCTATTAACATCATAAATTATAGGAAAATTTGTAGGTATAACACCTAATTTATCGATACTAATAGACTCATTTAAAAATTTATTTTCAGTAATTTCATTAGCAGCAAAATTATTTCCCTTAACGCTACCATTTGCTATATTCGGCACTAGAGTTCCAGGTCTTAAATGTTCTCTAGCTATAGCTCTGTTAGCTATTTTGCTCCCAATAATCTGTTCGTCTCCTATATTTACCGAGGTTAACTTAGCCCATAATGGAGCATTATCTATTGCGGCAATTAATACACTGTCTGCTATGTTAGTAGAGACAGCTACAACCTCACCGAAGCCATTAGTAGCTAGGACTGAGTTTACTGCGGACTGCACAAGTTTTGAAAAGGCAATAGAATGATTATCAATTCCTTTTTCTACGGTGTCCCACTCGGTGCTGCCATCACCTTTATTGCGTAAATATGTGTTAGGACTTCCTAAAATACCAGGCAAAGCCCCATCAATAATATCATTAATAGCAGGTACTATTTCATTATTTAGGTAATTCACTATAGAATCATACTGTGAATCAATATTGTATGAATCGATAGCTATCTTGTTGTCACGAAGCGTTTGAAAATACGTCTTATCTCTAGCAAATATATTTAACATCATACACCTAATTTTTGTCTAATTTCTGCTGAAAGCTTTTCTTTTCTAATAGTCCCCCTATCTTTGTTAATCCTATCTACATAAGCATATTCGTTTAATTTTACTGAATACTCTCTAAGATGATAATTGTGTAAAGATCCTGGGGCAAAAATCCTCTTTGGATCAGACGCAGGAGAATGCGGCTTTAATACGGCAGAGGTTATACTGTTGTCGATAATATTATCTGAAGTAAACGTGTAGTTAATATTGTCATCTTCTTTTTCTGTCTTTATTCTTATCTGCATAATTGGCCATATTCCATCAACAGCCTTAGTACCAATGACTTGATCGGCAAAATGACGGTTCTCTAAAGAGTTGTCCAATAATGTATAGTTGTTAAGTTCTGGCGAAAAGTTAGGGCTATAAATACTATCTCTAATCTTTTCCGTTCTCTCTTGTAGTAAATCGGGCGCGATAGCACGAGCGATTATAGATCCGTCTTCCAACTTTTCACCGGTAATATTACCATCTAAAATATGACGGTTTAGTATAGAATTGACTGGAATATAATCACTAACTACTAGAGGAGATAAATGTTCAACTCCGATGGATTGGAACGCAATTTTACTACCAATAATTGATCTATCCAAAATATCACCTGTCTCTATTAACCGCCAAATTGGTGTGTTGTTTTGCCTCGATGTTAGCACCTGATCTATCGCCGTTGGCTCGGTAGCCGTAAATATTTTGCTGTTATTAGTAGCAAGTACCGACCCGAGAGCATCATCAAATAAATGTAACTCAGAATTATTTAACTTTGAAAGCGGTATAGTAAAATCAGGTATAAGATTGCTATTAACCTTCAACCATTGTGTTGTTCCATCGCCTACATTGAACAAGAAAGTATCGGCCGCATCAGTACCAGGTATTTCTTTGACATTCAATCTATTAACCAACGGTACAATTTTTTCATTTAAATAGTTGATTAGATTATTGAATTGAAAGTCAAAATCTTCTGCGTTCATCATCATGCCGCGATCACGCATACTTTGAAAGTAAGCCGTATCTCTATTAAATGGATTTAATGTCATATCTATAACCCCAATTTAGCTCTATAGTCAGGAGGAAGATTCTCGATGCCGATACTACCATCCTCTAACAACTCATTAATCCCACGGGCTAATGTTGGGCGTTCACTCTGACCGCTGCCGTCAAAGAAACATAGTCTTTGTCCATTTAAGCTACGCGGCATAATCTGATACGACCCAATAGAGTTATCTTCTATATTTTCACCTGAAAAAGTAAAATCAGAATAATAGCTATCATTTGTACTCGCATAACAAGAAAACGGAATTTTAAAACCTGGAGCAAGCTTAGTGTGGTCAATAGTATATTTCGTATCTTTAATCTGACCGAAATCAGCTAATTTAAGCATATAAGGAGATTGAATAAACCCATCTGGCAAAGTATTTCCCCATAAAAGCACTTTGCTTCCGTTTCTACCACAAAGCTGATCTACGATCCCATTTCCCAATACTTGCTCAGTAACAGCACTATCGGCTATTGCCACAGATGGTATTGTGCTATTTGCAATAGCTACAGTGGTTACAGTGTCATTTTGTAGAATAGGGCTTAAAATATCTTGCTGAAAGTTTTCATTAACCAAGCTACTCAGAGCTATTTTAGAGCCAATGATAGCTCTATCTTCCATATTGACAGCAGTAATCTTTTGCCAAATAGGAATAGCATTATTTTGTGATGTTAGGATCTGTCTATCATCAGTAGGACTTACTGCTTTAAATATATTATCAACGCCACAAGCAAGAATTGAACAAGGATTAGTTTGCGCTAATTGCTCATACCGAAGAGAATAATCTGGAATATTACTGTAATCAATCTTAGTCCACTCGGTGCTGCCGTCACCCTTATTATGTAAATATGTGTTAACCTTATCAGGTGCTATACTACCTGGTGTGCTATCAGCAACCAGTTTTCTTAGTAAAAATGCTATCTCATAATTAAGGTAATTTACTATATTGTTGAATTGAAAATCGAAATCAGCAGCTTTCATTAAACCACGCCGATTCTGTATAGCCGTAAAATAATCAGTTTCTATTATTAAGGGATTTAATGCCATGAGTTAATCACCCCCTGCAAGGAATATCTTGTTAAAGACAAACAAATTATTTCCTAAGCTACTAAGTTCTACCATTAATGAATCAGCACTGAACTTAACTATTTCATGAGAAAAAGAAGTTTCATTAAACGGATAAGGTTTTTGACCGAATTGCGCTACATCATATAACACTCCACGCTGCTGAACTGCAACTTCTTCATTAATACTTTGTGTCTCGTCTTGATCTAGATAGATACGAACTTTAATGGTTAACGGTTCTAAAGATTTACTATCAATATAGATATCAGTATTCGTCCATGTATTTTCAAAATAAGTCCAATTATAAGCAACGAACCAAGAAAGTTCACCTTTGCCGTATTCTTCATAAGACTGGCTATTGATTTTATCCGAATACACAAGCAAATTTCCTTTCGGCGAGCCAAGATATAGGTTCTTGCTTGTGGAATCATACATTACACTTGTGCTTTCAGCAAAATTCTCACTAAATACTACCCATGCACCTTCATTATTTAACTGATAGACAAAACAACTATATTTAATTCTAAAACCGAGAAATCTACCGTAAGGATATAAGAAGGCTCGCATATTTCTAAAATCACGATCACTTTCTATAAAACTCAGCTGATTGTTAATGTAGTGATCTATAGGAGTTGAGAATTTATAGGATACTTCTATTTGTTGATAGAGATTCACCGAACTAATGGATACAATCCCATATTTAGACAAGAATATGAAGTTATTCGGCACTTCCAAAAAAAGAGTTTGCTGTAATACGCCAACAGGTAAAGTCTGTTCCCACTTAAAGTCGGGTAAATTGATATTTTGCCCGTCATCCAGAGTAGTCGGGTCTTCACCCGTCCATACTTGCGTGGTCTCTCTGCCTAAAAACAGGGTTTTACCTTCAAAAGCACTAATTGACTCTAAATTATCGGGTACGCTTGAAGTACTAGACATATTAATGAAGTCAATCTGATTAGTCCTTTCGTTAAACCAATCATAAATACTCTCTAATTTTGCAGCATAGTAAACTCTCATAGCAATTAGTGGAGGGCGAAACTTATTAAGGTAAGGCCTACCTTCCGCTAATGCCCATAATCTCTTATGAACAATCGCTATAAAGCTAAAACTCGGGCATAATTTTTGATATATTATCTTCCTAACATCTGCTTGTGGAGCAATATTAACCGTAATGGTAACTAATACTAGATTGTTAGCTGGTGGAGCAAATACTATAGCCGTAATAACTACATTCTTAGTTTCGACATTACTAATTAAAGTTAATGTATCGCCAACTTTTACATCTGCTTGTATTTCATTTAAACTAACTGTTGGAATAGAGCATGTTAATTGCATCGCATTGACAGTAATATTCCCTATATTCGGTATTGCCACTGGAGCTTTGAGCGGGACTAAGTTTTGACCGTCATATATTTTGACGGGCTCAACGCCGCTGGCAATAATTAGTTTTCCCTGGTAATTAACGCTGGAGATAATAACTAACGGGTCTAAATCATCAAGTAGTAACTCGTAGTCGTTATCTAGGTTGACTCGGTATATTCCCGCTCTTTCAATTAATACCTGATAATTTATGTCAAAAAAATCAGCAGTAAATGGTAGATTAAAAACTATAGCGTCATCATCGCTAACAAGATTTTGTATCTCTGCGCCGTCACTTATAGTTTGTCTAAAGAAAACATAAACCCCGTCAAAAAGCACTTTCTTCAAGTAGCTTTTTTGATCTGGATTAAAACCGCTAATATCAACCGTAACTCGGCAATAACCCTCTAATTCTGGATCATCTATAATAACGATATTATCGGGTAAAAGGAGAGGTGAAAGGTATATGTATTGAACATATACTAGTTTCTCGGCAGTACCGTTCTCTTTCAAAAAAGACATTACAGAAATTATATCGCCAAACCTGCGATCAGGATCAAAAGGAAAGCTGCTAACTAAATTCGTACCGTATCTTAAAGCCCCTGTTTTGTTATCGCTAACCAATATATTCTGAGTAAACCTTGAATAATTAGCATCGTTCTGACTATTTGTATTAATACCTTTATAAGGGAACGGTATTGATAAACTTTGAATATGCCCTTGAAACATTACAAACCATAATTTTTAAAATTTGCTAATCTAGCTTTATCTTTTTCCCATACATCTCTGATATAAGCCATTTTATCCATAAAGACTTTATTGCTAAAATAGAAATAGTATAAAGCTCCATGAACTAAGAATTGATGATAAGGCACGGGATAAATGGGAATATCGGTTTGGATCTCTCCATCATCAATATTTTCTACTAATTGTTTAGGATTGGGGACATAAAAAAGAGTGATATATCGCTTTGTTTCACCATCAGCTACATCAAGTTTAGACAGAAAATGCAAACCTAGGTTAGTTAAATTGCAATATATGCTATTACCCATAACTAGGTATTGCTTAGGCGCAATAGACGCCTCTCGATTAATATCGCCCATAATCAAAGGAGTTTTATCTACAACTATTGAGCTAATCTTAAATAAATCATTTGGCATTAAAAAAGATTGAGATACATTATCCAAAAAAATATCTACTTTTTTAATAATAGTATTTAATCCACCAGCCGCTACTTCATACAGTTCTAAGTTTGCCATATTTAAGTATTTTAAATAGGCAGCACGTTCCTTAGGAGTTAAGTAACTCTTATCAGTGCTTAGTTGATTAGTTAGCTCTATTAGTTCAGTTACATTCATTGACGCCTCTAAATTAAAGGGGTTTTTACACCCCTTGTAATAGAATTAATTAGTACTATAAAACAATTGTACCATCGCTGTTTTAGCGGCAAATAAAGGTATCTGAGCAGTCGGTATCCGCAACACCAGATTGCTTGCTTGTATACACACAGAGTTTACGTTTGCAACTGTTTTGTCCCACATTCCAATGAATGATGGAGTACCACCATTTGCACCGCCAATAGCCGTTTCAACTGAATTGGCATTGTATATGCCAAGCAGTATAGCAGCTAGTACCGGTCTTATACCTATTATGCCTAACTGACTAAGTGGCACGGTAATATAGTTATTGTTAGCCGCTAGTAAGCCCGTTGCCGGAATAGTAATTGCAACTAATTTACTAATTACTTGATCGATATAAATCGCAGAAGTTGTTATTGGTGTTACGCTGTCAGCTCCTGCGCTGTTACCACTAGCACCATCTACCACACCTGGGTTGACATTACTAACAGCCCCAGCCGCAGCATTCGGAGTTGTAGCAGTAATGTTGTATCTATTTAATATAAACATAATTATCCTCTGTTTAACTTAATGTTGTAAATGAATGTACTACGCCATACTCAACTAAATTATTGTTGTTGCCACGAACACCAATAGATTTAGAAGGATATTTTAGCACTTTAATACCGCTTATTTCATTGTGAGCAAGACCTCTGTACAAACCATAATCAGTAGAACTTCTGAAAGTAAATGTAGGGGTTTGACCCATACCAAATCCAAGCGCAGCAGCTCCGCAGAAAAGCGAATATGCATAACTATTACCATTGGCATTAGTTATAGTAAAATTACTTAGTTCGGGAATCACAATAACCATTACACCCTCAATAGTTCCCTTATACATAGAACCATAAAGTATTGATGGTTGATCTTGATTCTCAATCACGCCTCTATTGACCTGATTGATCCAGACTGGATCAGAAGCTAACTTATTGTACGTCTCAGGAGCTATGAATAATACATATCTTTTATCTTCAAAACCTAGATGGGTTTTGTATTTGTACGGCCTTATAGCTGATTCTTTAGATGTAAAAGCAGCGTTGGTAATTAACAAACTTTGACCAGTTGATGCTTGGTTAAATAATTGTCTTATATGAGACACGTTCATTAAATTAGTAGCCACTGGAAATTGACCTACAAGCAAAGCATTAACAAGTCCGGCATACGTAGTTCTAGTATTACCACCTACCAAATTTGGATCACCGATCAATATTCTAGATCTAGATACTCCACCACCTGCTACGTTATCTAAAGTAGCAGCTAAAATCCTTGCTTGTAATTGAGCGTAGGAGAATTGTTGATTTAAAGTAGGGACTAATCCACTAAAAGATAGCGCAAAAGCTGATAAAATTCGTTGCGTGTTGAAAGAATCGGCTTGAGAGAGTAAATCGGCTCTAACGTCAGAATCTAAATTGAATTTTGTTTCTAAACTAAGTAACTGCTCATCAGTAAGCAATGTTGCGTATCTAATTCTACCAACATCAACCTTATCACTAACATAAGTTAGCTCATTCTCATTACCCTCTAGCTGTTCATTACCAATACTAACCACAGGGTCAAATGTTTGGCGCAAGGGGAATATAATACGATCACCTTCGGATTTGCTTTCCATCTTGTTATATATCACCGCATCACTACCGCCCATAAACCTAGCGAAGTTAGTAACGTTGCGATAGTCTTTTAAATAAGGTATTAGTACATTCTTTTCAAACAACTCAGCTTGAAAAATATTATTACGGTCTAATGTAGCCATTTTAATTACTTCTATTTTGATGTTAAAAAATGTTAACTTCAAGTTTTGACTTGAAATTTTGATTAATTAAACTCTTATAGAACGGGAGAGATCTTGGGAAGAATTTGAGGGAAAAATTAGTAGGTAAAATAGGGAAGGCGTACCGTCTATTTTGAAATACTAAAATGTCTCATTCTTTAGAAGAAATGTCGTTTGGTTTAATTCTGCCAGAGATCCGCAAAACTCTCTTTTTGCTTTGCTGGCTCTAGCTTTGAAACCTTAGAATTTATAGATCTATTATATACCCTACCTTCTGTAGTGTCAAGTTCTGCCTGCAATTCAAGGTTTTTCTCCTCTAGCTTTTTTATTTGCGCATGCAGAGATTTTACAAAAGGAATTACGCCGCCGTTTTTTTCTGCACCGACATATAAATTGTCGTAAATCTCACCACCTAGAAGCATGATATTATCAATTACTAACTCAGTAGTTTCATTTGTCATATAGTTAATCATTTTCTCTTGCTCAGCAGGAGGAAATAATGGCAAAAATGAAAAGAAAGCTTGGTATTTCTCATCGGCATTTGGTAGTTTGGCATATTTTTTAAACACACTAAACTCTTGATCTAAATTTTGCTTTAAAGTTACGTATGGATTTTCTTTGGCCTCGGTTGTTTTATCGTCAATTTGGGCATCCTCGGAAAGATCAAAAAAGCTTAAGCCCTGATTGGGGTTCTTTGCGGGAAGGTACGGATTTTCTCGGCATAGGTGTCTAGCCCTTTAATTATAAGGCATACAGAGGACGAGTTGATTTTAAAATG